CAGTAGCTTTAATAGTTTCTTTTTTGTGGGACACATTTGGTTTATTTTGTAATGTTATTTCTATCCTAAATCCTTCAGAATCTGGTTTAAATAGTAATTCCGAATGTATAATATTCTTTTCATTTAAAATAGGTTGCCCTAAAAAAGTTTTCTTCTTTAGTCTGGAAATTACTCCATTAAAATGTTTCTCTTCCAACTGTAACAGCTCCCTGGTTTCTTTACGTATATCCGTAGATAGTATGAACTTTGCCCGTTTCTCTACAGGCAAAGCCTCATACTCGTGGTTCAACCTAATAAGTTCGGAAAGTACTTCTCTTTCTTGTGGTGTTATTTCTAACATGAAGTTTAAGAAGGCCAGTATTTGCTTATAGATCTTGCTGTCATTCGTTGGTAATGTGATAATTTTGGTTATCATATGTTCCTAGCTTCTTCTCGAAGTTCGTCGTCTACATTTAACATTATCCCTAGCTGATACCAGCTAAGAAGAGCCGTTTGTGTTACTTCAGTAAGAACATGTAGTATTACATTATACTCCATATTCTTAGCATCAATATTATCGGGTCTTTGAAAACTGAACTCTTGAACAGTTCTCGGTGAATATCCTGCTTGGGCCACAATTACTTCAAACTTCCAACCCTTTTTGTCTTCCTCGTCTATAGGATAGCTAGAATATTTAAAATTCATTCCCGAAGTTTTAGCTCTTTCTGTAGCTGCTAAAAATATAGTAGCAAGTATTTCTTTAGCTACTTTTAGTTTTTCATTAGTTCCCATCTTTATCTTTTATAGTTATAGTTAATCTAAATATTAGTGGAGCTCCTCTTTCTATAGAATACTCCACTAGTAGTTTTTGTGGATAGGTTCTAAATGTCTCCCTAACATCTAGTTCCTTTTTCATCAATTCTGCAAAGTCCGTACTTATATAGCTATGGTCTACTTGCATCAATAATGAATACTTGAGGAATTGCTCCTCGTTCTCCAATCAGCATCTGTGCTGTTAATGCACAACCATGCTTTTCTAAGATTTCATTCACTTCCTCTCCACATGCTTTTCTAACTGCTTCTCTCTTTTCAGCTGCTTCTTTCATTAAAACATCTGCTGACTTGCTTTCCTCTTTAACCTCAGTAGCCTTTGTCATTTCTTTTACTTTATTCATCTTATTTGTTTTTTGTTATTTGTTATTTACTTATTTTAACTAATAGCTCCCATAAAAACCAATTTACGTATGAAGCTGCGATTGTTACTAATATCCATTCTGGAATATCTTGAATACTTGATCCATAAAATACCCAGTATATTATAGTCCCCCATAAACTTGACATGCACGGAGCACATAAGCATATTGGCTTCCCTATATATATAGGTAATTTCTCTTTTACAAAATTTCTTACAAAATCCATTACTTTTCCTGGATCAGTTATACTTCTTAGACCTACACAAAACAACGATATAGTGATTATTATTTCTATCATGTGCTGAAAATATTCATGTTTAACATATACTTTCCCCTAGTTTCTGTTGTCAATATAAGCCTCCTCTTTTTTAAGGATG